CGTCACCTCTGCTTTGAAGATTGTAATGGGTGTATTCACCTATGAAGAAAGATTTGAACAGACACTCAAAACATTTGAATCTATTAGAAAAAAAGATCCAAATTCCATTATTCTCCTATTAGATATTTCACTAGAACCATTACCAGAAGAACATAGAAAAATACTCAACGAAACGGTTGATATCTATTTTGATTTGAGTAATAATCCTGATGTTAGAAAATGCACAGAACATAGGTTAAAGAATCTTTCTGAAACAGTATCTCTATTGAATTGTTTGTTCCAACTCAAAGCAAATCCTGAAATGCAAAAGATTATGTACTCCGTAAAGAGAGTATTTAAAATCACAGGTCGTGGTGAATTAGAAGATGATTTTGATATTACTGTTTATGATGATCCAAAATTGTTTGGTAAGTTTGTATTTGCTAAACGATTACCAACATGGATGCCAGAAGTAAAACGAGGAGCCACAGATTTATTAAGGACAAGATTACTTTCTTTTTGTCCATCGTTACTAGACACATATTTTAATGTCTTACAACAATTGCCTCCATTACTCAATGAAATGGATTTTGAGCACGCACACTTCATTACTATACCATCAGAAACTTTGGTGGAGTTTGATAGAGTGTGTATGAAGTGTATGGTTGCCAGCACAGGAGTCTGGCATTATGACTAAAGAGGAATATGAGATGGTTATTCACCAAATGACAGAAGTATTATCGCAACAAAAAATAAAATATATTGCAAATTACGACAACTATGAAGATGGTCAATTTGTACAATATTCTGGCCAGTATTGGGACGAACAAGAAGTTTATGCTATGATTGATACAATTATTCACGGAAAGTGGATAACATCAGGCGAAAAAGTAGCAAAGTTTCAAAATCAATTTAGTAAAAAGTTCAACGTCAAATATTCACACATGGTGAATTCAGGCAGTTCTGCTAATCTTGTTATGATTACTGCATTGAAGAAACAGTTTAATTGGCAAGAAGGTGATGAAATTATTGTTTCTCCCGTTGGATTTGCCACAACAATTGCACCTATTGCTCAAAATGGTTTGAAACCTGTTTTTGTTGATATTGAATTACAAACACTCAATTTTGATGTTGATTTGATTGAATCAAAAATTACAAATAAAACAAAGGCAATCTTTGTTTCTCCTGTTCTTGGTAATCCTCCTGATATGGATAAAATATTAGATATTTGTTATCGTAACAATATTCTTTTGATTGGTGATAACTGTGACTCATTAGGAACAAACTGGAAAGGCAGGCCAATTACTGATTTGTATCATTGTTGGTCAACATCATTCTATCCAGCACACCATATCAGTACAGGTGAAGGTGGAATGGTTTCATCCAATGATGAGGAGTTCATTACACTAGCAAGAAGTATCTCTTGGTGGGGTCGTGATTGTTATTGTGTTGGTTCTAACAATCTACTTGAATGTGGTACTTGTGGCAAGAGATTTGACAATTGGTTGGAAGATTATGATGGTGTTATTGACCACAAATATATGTTCTCTACAATGGGTTATAATCTAAAGCCACTAGACTTACAAGGTGCTGTTGGCTCTGTTCAATTAACTAAGTTTGAATATATTGACGAGAAGCGCCGTGAGTATAAGAATAGAATTCAAAAATCTATTGAAGATAACATTAAAGAAGTTCGAGTAATCAATGCGATAAAAAATTCCGATCCATCTTGGTTTGGTGTTCCAATTTATTGTGAATCGCAGGAAGTAAAAGAGTTTTTAGTACAACACTTTGAATCAAATAAGATTCAAACAAGAAATTACTTTAGCGGAAATATTTTGTTACATCCTGGTTATAAACACTTGGATGATTACAAAAAATATCCAAATTCTAATTTGGCCTTGAGTAATGTATTCTTTTTAGGTTGTTCACCTCTGTATAACGATAAAGTATTGAACTATATTGAAAGTGTTTGTAAAAAATGGAACGATTAATTAGTGTATTTGGTGGCCATGGTTTTGTTGGCAGCCGATATTGTGAATTAACCAAGAATGTTATTATCAATGACAAATATGATTATGAAGTAGAACCTGGAACTACTGATGTAGTATACTTCATCTCAACTATTGATAATTATGGCGTTCATGTTAATCCACAAAATTACATTGATACAAATTTAACCACAATGTTAAGAGTATTAGAATCTTGTAGAAAAAAAGGAGCTACATTTAATTTTATTTCTTCTTGGTTTGTTTACGGAGATGTGGAACTTCCTGCAAAAGAAAATTCATACTGTGATCCCAAAGGATTCTATTCTATTACAAAACGGACAGCAGAACAACTAATCATTTCATATTGTGAAACGTTCAAAATGAATTATCGTATCTTCCGATTAGGTAATGTTTTGGGTAAAACAGATAACAAAGTATCAAAGAAGAAAAATGCCTTTCAATATATGGTAAATGAGATTATAAACAATCGTGACATTGAACTATATGACAACGGTGAAGTATATCGAGATTATATTCATGTTGATGATGTGGTTTCTGCAATCAATCTACTGTTGAATAGAAGTAATCTTAACGAAATTTATAACATTGGAAATGGAGTCAAAATTTATTTAAGAGAAGCCATGGAATATGTAGTAGAAAAAACTGGTTCCAAATCTCTATTAAAGAGTAGAGAAGCAGCAGATTTCCATAAAATTGTACAGTCAAAAGATATGGTACTAGATGTATCAAAATTAAAATCTCTTGGATTTATACCAAAATATACTATCAAAGAAATAATACATACTTTAATCTAAAACCCAACAATTTTAGACACTATGTATCTAAGCCAATCTTTCTATAAATTGGCTATAACAGTTCAAAAGTTGTATAAATAAGCAATACGGCAACCAAAGTGTGTTGCATATCTAGAAAGAAATCAATGTATTCGTTTTTAACATTCTTAAAAGAAGAAACCGAAGAAGGCGCAAAACTCAAGCATATTCACCATGCTGAGGATCGTCCATTATTCCATGGTTCTAAAGGATTTGAACATGCAAAAGGGGCTTTAACACAAGCACACGAACATATTAAATCTGGCGGTAATAGTTCACACCTAACAATGAAATATGATGGTTCTCCTGCTGTGGTATTTGGTCACCATCCTGAGACAGGTAAGTTTTTTGTGGCATCTAAATCCGCCTTTAATGTCAATCCAAAGATTAACTATACACATAAAGACATTGAGAAACACCATGGTCACGCACCAGGTCTCATGGATAAACTTCATGCAGCATTGAATCATCTTAAAAAGGTAGCACCCAAAACTGGTGTATATCAAGGTGACATCATGCACTCTGGAACCGACTTGGAACATAAAAAAGGTGGTAAAGTTTCGTTTACTCCTAATACCATCACATATACGGCCAAAGGTGAGGAAGCCGATAAGATTAAAAATTCAAAATTGGGTATTGTAACTCACACACAATATCATGGTAAAAACATCAAGGATATGAAAGCGGATCCACATCCGGACTTACATAATTTCAAACAACATCCGGATGTTTATCAAAAGTCACCAACACATGACACCAAACAAGTTCATTATTCTGAAACAGACCAAGCTAATTTCCATAAGCACATGGCTGCAGCTCAAAAGATACACGATGAACACAAGAAAACAATGTATAAAGCTACCGAACCCCACCACGGTGAGGCCGGACACCTTGCAACCTATATTAATCATACTGTTAGAACGGATGAAGTTCCTTCTGCCAAAGGATTACAAAAACACATCTCAGACAAATACAAGAAGGTTGCCTCAAAGTTAAAAACTCCTGCAGCCCAATCCCGTAAACAAACTGAAGGACAACAACACATAAATCACATTGAGAATAATAAACAACATTATGAAAATTTACTAAAAATGCATCATCACCTACAACAAGCCAAGAATGTTCTAGTTAACACACTACAACAGCACGAAGGTGGCCTGGAACATCACATAGATAATAAGAGGACAGGTCCAGAAGGATTTGTTATTAATCACGCTGGTGAACCTACTAAATTGGTAGACCGTAAAGAATTTGCCAAAGCAAACTTATTAAAAGTAAGAAAATGAAATCATTTTTAGAACTATACGAAGAAACAGAAAAAGCTCATAAGCCGGTTGTGATGGCTTTTGGTCGGATGAATCCTCCTACAACAGGACATCTTAAATTAATTGATAAAGTGAAAAGTACCGCAGAGAAACAAGGTGCAAAGCACGTTGTTGTTGTTTCACATTCACAAGATAGTAAAAAGAATCCATTAAGTGGTGAACAAAAGGTTAAACACCTAAAGAGATATTCACCTGGTACTCATTTTGAACATTCATCAAAAGATGAACCTACAATTTTACACCATGCTGCAAAATTACACGCCAAAGGGCATGACCATTTAACTGTTGTTGCTGGTTCGGACCGTGTTAAAGAGATGCATGCACTATTACACAAGTATAATGGTGTTAAAGCGGGACACGGACATTATAATTTCAAAAAAATCAATGTAGTGTCTGCTGGTCACCGTGATCCTGATGCCGAAGGTGCTGAAGGTATGTCTGGCACTAAAATGAGAGAACACGCTAAAAATAAAGATTTTCATTCTTTCCGTCAAGGTGTTCCTTCTCATGTTTCCGATACACACACCAAAGAGTTAATGCACGATGTTCGTAAAGGCATGGGTTTACATGAATCCGTTGATTATGGCCGATTCAGAGCAATCTTTGTAACTGGCGGACCTGGTTCTGGTAAAGATGTTATTCTCCGTGAAGCAATCGCCGCATCCAACATTACAGAATTGAATTTCACACAGGCTCTTGATATCCTTAATGATAAACACAAGCTTGCAATGAAATCAATGAATCCAAAATGTGAGTCTGTTCGTAACCGTGGTCCATTAATTATTAACGGTCCTGCTGACGATATTGAAAAGATTAATCATATTAAAGAAGAATTAGAAGAACTCGGTTACAATACGATGATGATTTTTGTTAGTACCGACAACCGAACCAGTCAAGAAAGAAACTCATTATTATCCAGAATGATGGTAGAATCTATCAGGCAAGATAAATGGTTGAAATCACAAGAAAATAATAAACATTTTACAGAATTATTTGAAAATTTTGTTAGCTTTGACAACACAGGAAACCTAGATAGTAAGGAGGAAGATATACATGATATATACCAATTTACTAAAGTTTTCCTTGATGCTAAAACTATCAATGAAACGGCCAACGATTGGCTAACTAGAAATAGCAGTATTAATATTAACCAGAAAATTAGTTTGTTGTTCAAGGAAGAAAAAAATGTTAAAAAAGATTCTAAGTCTATTCAGCTTAAAACCATCGGTAAATACAACTCAAGTTTCAGAGCCAAAGGACCTGCCGACATTAGAGGAGACAACTCCAGTTCCCTCGTTTCCGGTAGAGACGAAATCAAAGGCGACACGGGGCCAAGGAAAGACCCCAACGGCAAAGGCCACTCAGGCGGCGCATGGCACGGAGTCTACAGCACCGAAGAAGGCAACCCAACGCTCAAAATCAACCCGCCAGCCAAAGAGCCAAACTTCCAAAAAGACAATAACAAAGAAAAAATAAAAAAGCGTGGAGATAAGGCAACAAGTAGCAATGCAGGACGCATTGGTCGACCAGATGGTGTAGGACAGACCTACGATTCAAGAGCAGGTGGCCAAAGCGCAGCAGCAGGAGCAGGATTAAGTCAAAATTTATATGGCGAATCTGAAAATTTTAGTAATGACGATGTATCAAATTTTGCTGCACAAAGTGGTGCGGTACAAGCAAATCCTTTAAGTTCAGCTTACGAACCAAAGAAAAG